ATATTCGTCGTCAATTGACAATTGCAGCAAGACCGTTCGTATTTGAACCAAATGATGCATTGACAAGACAAGAGATTTCAGGTGTTGTTGAAACACTAATGGTTGATCTTGTTGCTAAGAGAGGTCTATATGACTATCTCGTAGTATGTGATGAATCAAATAACACACCAGCACGTATTGACAGAAACGAGCTTTGGGTAGACGTAGCAATTGAGCCTGTTAAGGCAGTTGAATTCATCTACATTCCGGTTCGTGTATTCAACACAGGTGAACTTTCAGGACAATAATTAAAGTTAGTGGGTACCCCCGGGTACCCACTAATAAAAGATAAATACTTATAACAGGAGAATACAAAATGGCAACAGCCTCACAATCATTGTTCAACATGACCGTAGCATCTGACAACGCAGGCGGCAACCAAGGTCTGTTGATGCCTAAACTACAGTTCCGCTTTAGAGTCAATTTCTTGAACTTTGGGGTTGATGTTAATGGTGGACTACAATTAACTAAGCAAGTAGTAGATTGTTCAAGACCAAACCTCTCATTTGAAGAAGTTACCTTGAACGTTTATAACTCAAGAATGTATCTTGCAGGTAAGCACTCTTGGAGTGAATTAACTGTAAACATTCGTGATGACGCATCCGGTACTGTTTCACAGTCAGTTGCACAACAGATCCAAAAGCAGTTTGACTTTGTTGAACAGGCATCTGCTGCAACTGGTCAAGACTATAAGTTCCAAACAAACATTGAAATTCTAGACGGTGGTAACGGCGCTCTTGCTCCTACTGTTCTTGAAAGATGGGAATGCTATGGTTGCTTCATCAAGTCTGCTAACTATAACCAGTTAGCTTATGCAACTAATGATCCAGCAACAATTGCACTATCTATTCGTTATGATAACGCAATTCAAAATTCTACACCAGGTCAGCCAGACGGACCTATTACTGGTGTTGGTACTTTCGTTGGTCGTGCGTTCAACGGTCCTACAGGTATCGCAACTGGTATTGGTTCAACTACCTAATAATTAGGACAAATTAATGTCATTAGGTAATTGGGGTGAAAATTTATTAAATGGGGCTGCCGATGCTTTATTCGGCAGTCCCTACCTAAGAGATTACCAACACGCTGCCAAAACGTTTAGGCCTAACTCTTATGAAAATGCACCTAAACTTAAATTTCTTTTTCATACTTACTTTGAATTTAACAACTCTGTATACACAAATGCTCCAAATTTTGGTATCTTAGTAAAGGAAGTAAAATTACCTTCCTTCACTATGCAAACAGAAGCACTTAATCAGTATAATAGAAAAAGAATTATTCAAACCAAAATTAGATATGATCCGGTAGAAATAATATTCCATGATGATAATGGAAATAACACTACTAGCATGTGGGAAGCATATTATACATATTATTATAACGATGGTACTAGACCAGGCCAAGTGCTACGCGGTAACCGAGGAAATAATAGGTTCTTTGAAGATACCGGCAGTTCAATAATTGACTACAACAACAATAATATTTATAACGAATCCACTGGCGGCGACGATCACACTTGGGGTCTATCAGGCGGCGCAACTGGCCCAGACGGCAGTAAGATACCATTCTTTAAAAACATCACAGTGTTTGGGTTAAATCAACACAATTTTATTGCATACACCTTAATTAATCCTATGATTACTAATTTCTCTCACGATCAATATAATTATAGTGAGGGTTCTGGTATAATGCAAAATAGAATGACTATCGACTATGAAACAGTCGTATACAATCAAGGCGCATTGGACGGAAGAAGTCCTGAAGACATTGTTACTGGCTTTGGTGATGTTGCTAATTACGATAGAACACCTAGCCCTAACATGTCTCCGGGAGCAAACGGAACTATATTGGGAAGAGGTGGATTAGTAGATGCAGCAGGTGGTGCTATCAAATCATTAAAGGATGGCAACATATTGGGTGCTATACGAAATGCAGATGCAGTATACAATGGTCTTAAAAATCCAAATCTTATAGAATCCGCCGCGTTTGAATTAGGTAGTATGTTTGTTGATGCTATCACCAATACTCCAGCTAACCGAAATAGAAACAATCTATTTTCTCTGCCAGGAGCAAGTCAAACTCCGGGACTAAGTGGTCTTGCAGGCTCACCTACTATTGATGCTAGACAAGCGCCGCAGCCAATACTCAGTGAACCCACTGCCGGGGTACAGTTTTCGGGTAATAAAGTTCGCCCTGGGTTCCCAGTAGAAGCACCGTTTAACGGAAACTTCAATGCTGGTATTGACACAGTATAAATAGTATTATGGCTATATTCACTGCAACAACTTTGGGAAATACTGTAAGAATTTTTGATAATTTTTACTCTAACTCCCTTAGGGTAAACGCAGCAGATTGGGATGTTATATATTCTTTCTTTTTAGGTAACTCAAAAAATAAACAAGAAGCTAATAATTTTGCATCATTGTTATTCTTTATTGCACAAGAGGGACAGTTTAGTGTTCTAGATTTATTAGCTACAATTAAGGGTAAAAATAACAAATTGCAGATGAATCAGGTAATTTGTTATTACTTGAATACGTTTAGACCTAAAACTACCCTATATGGAGTAGGAATTATACCCAAACCAAATGAAGCCGTTCAACGTAACGTAGTGTTGTAACATGGGTAAGTGGGCCCAAGGCATATATACGCCAAAAAATCCACAAAAGTACATAGGCAATCACAAACCTAAATATCGTTCCGGTTGGGAACTTACTTTCATGACATTTTGTGATAGTAATGATAGCATTATATATTGGGCTAGCGAATCAATGCGAATTCCATATAAACATCCACTAACTGGTAAGCCCACAATCTATGTTCCTGATTTCTTTGTAGTATATCAAAACAGATTTGGTAAGCAAGTCGCTGAAGTTGTCGAAATCAAACCAAAAAAACAAAGTATCATTGAGAGTAAGGTAGCAAACGCTAAAGATAGAATGGTAGTAGCTATCAATCACGCAAAGTGGGCGGCAGCAATGGCATATTGCAAGAGCCAGGGCTTAACGTTTAGAGTTATCACAGAAGATGATATCTTTTACAACGGTCGCAAGTAAAACTAAATACTTGTATGACCAAAAAGCTTGAAGAACTATTTGAATTAGCATCGTCTGACGAGAACGATCTGACTATTCCTTTACCTGAAGTCACTGAAGAAGTTACTGAAAAGGCATTAAACACATTAGATAAGATTGAAGCAGCATTACCTCAGGTGAGAGGTCTAGAAGCGGCTGATAACGAGATGGATGAGTTAGCTGATATGGCTACTGCTAGTTACAAAGACCTTATGGATTTAGGTATGCAGGTTGAATCACGCTTTAGTTCTGAAATCTTCAATAGTGCAAGTAGTATGCTAGGACATGCTATTACTGCAAAGACCGCAAAGATTAATAAAAAGCTTAAGATGCTTGACTTACAGATGAAGAAAGCACAGCTTGATCAAAAGATGATGGCAAAAACTGAAGAAATTGAAAATACTCCACTAGGTACAGGCCAGTCACTAGATCGCAACGAACTACTCAAGATGTTCAACCCCAAAAATAACGATTAAAGATAAATACAATATAAAGCTATTCAAGGATCCAATATGCGCAGTTTAAAACAATACATTGTTGAGAGTGTTCACACTTACAATTACACTATTAAAATCGCAGGTCAGGTAGATAAGAACTTCCTTGACATGTTCAAATTTAACTTGAAGAAGTTTGATCCTATCAAGATTTCTGATCCGGTATCGACTCCTATTCAGAAAAGCCCATATGGTTTTCCAGACGCTAAGAATGAACCAGTTCACATCATTAAAGCAGAGTTTCGTTATCCTGCGACAGAACCAATGATTCAACAGATTGCACAGCTCCTTGGATACAATGTTAACATGGTTCGTGTAATTGGTACTAATTTTGATGACAGCATTAATAGTGAGAGTGAAGCTTACGCAAATGAAGCAAGTCATAGTCCTGTATTAGATCACGCTGAACTAGAAGAACAGCCCGGCGCTAAAGAAGCAGCCAAAGCATATGGCAATAGCTATCTTGACAGCATCAAAGACCAAATGAAAGACAATACAATTGACATTCCTTACGAAGGTAAGAAGACTCCAAATGCATTTGATCCTTTCAAGCCGGAAACACAAATGGCATCAATGGGCAAGGACAGTCCTATGAGTAAGATTACTCGTCCTGCAAAGCCTCAGACAGGTAGAGGATAATATTATGAAAGACATTATGCAAAAACTAGCTGAATTAGAAGCTACTGCTCCCAAAGCTCCTGCTAGAAAAAAAATGATAACAGAAGATTCAGTAAGCCCTCCCGTAAATAAGAAGCCATCACTTAAGGACATGTTTCACCAGTTATCAGAAGCAGTTGTCCCGGGTCAAAAACCTCTTCCAGTACTAGATCCACAGAACAAACAAGCTGGCGCAGGGTTTGTGACTAGCAACAATCCCGCGGTTCAAAACATGCTTAAGAATCTTGATCCTAAGGATGTACAGATTGTTCAAGCTCCTGGTCAAACTCCACCGGCAGGTCAACAGCAAGCAACAGGTCAGCAACCACAAGCTACTGCTGCTGGTCAACCCAATCCAAATCAATTACAGTCAGGGCAACTTGCTGTTAAAGAAGTTGATATGGGTCAAGCTGAAAAGGGGATGCGCAAATCAACTTCTCATCGTGGCAAGTTTAAGGTAATTAACGGTTCGGGAAAAACTATTTCTGTTCATGATAACCAAGGCGCAGCAATGCGAGTTGCAATGAAAAATGATGATTATAGCGTAAAGCCAATCAAAGAAAAGAAGCTTGACGAACTATCACCTGAAACATTAAGAAGCTATGCAACTAAAAGCAAACAGCGCTGGAGTGATCTAGACAAGGATTATGGAGCCAGCGGCACTGGGCGATTGGGTCATGACGCCACTACATCCCCTAGTAAGTCAGCACAAAGAGTAGGTGCAAGAGATATTGAAGCCGGCGACTATAGTATGTCAAAGAAAACTGCTCCCGTAGCTGCACCCGTTAATGCAGAAAAGCGTAAACGATATCAGGGTGTACAGCAGGCATGGAATAAACTGGGTAACCCAACCGATGTAGCAGATCCTAATGCAAAATGGGATTCAAGTAAGGGACCTAATGTTACAAAAAGTGATAAGGCACCGGTAAAAGTTCTTGCTAGAGAAGGCGCAAAAGTTGATCGTATGGTCAAGCACATTGAAAAGTCTGAAGAAAAATTAGGCAAGTCAAAAGACAAAGCATCTGACATTGCATGGGCAACTGCTAACAAGCGCGGTATGCTTGACAACAAGAATAAGAAAAAAGTCAAAGAAGGTGACATCGCTCCCACAGACGGTATTGATACTAAGGGCGCTGGTTTAGGCGCTGGGCGCAGTGCAACCACTCTTGAAGGTAAGGATGAAGGTAAGCCAGGCAAAAACTTTGCTAAGATTGCAAAGAGCGCCGGAGAGCGTTATGGTTCTAAGGCTGCTGGCGAAAGAGTAGCTGGCGCAGTTCGTGCTAAGTTAGCTAAGCAGGGTAAGCTTGAAGAGGCTAAGCCAGACTTCTTAGACCTTGACAAAGATGGTAACAAGAAAGAACCAATGAAGAAGGCAGCAGCCGACAAGAAAAAGAAAAAGGTAGATGAATCTATGAATCACAGAATTAGCGCGGCCCGCTTTGAGGGCAAAGCACACGGTCTCAAGGGTCACGCACACTGTGGCAAAAGCTATGAAGATCTAGGTGAAATGAAGGCATATCACGAAGGCTACAAAGAAGGCCTAGATGAGTGTTATGGTCAGGGCGTATATGAAACTGCCCCTGCAATGCCAGCAGCAACAGTTCCTGGCATGGCATCACAAGCAATGCCTACTATGGAAGACGATATGGAAGAAGGCAATGCATTCACTGCTGCTCTTGCAAAGACTCCAAAGGGCGGCAAGTTTGCAGTAGGTGGAAAAACTTTCACTGATCGTACAGGATACGATGCTAAAGTCAACGAGTATGCATTTGAATCATGGGATAACCAACTTAATGATTTGCTAAACGAAGGTGCAGAAGTTAATGAAGGCCTTTCAGTATCAATCTCTAAGGGTCAACAGAATTCACCTGACTCAGTAACTATCACTGCACAAGACCAAGAAGCAGAGCATCTACTTGCCTTTGTAAAGAACGCAGGTCTTGGTCTATTTGGTGATGACAATGCAGACACCCATTCAAGTGCTATGTCGGTTCAGCCTTCACATGGTGCACCAGACGAAGTTGGCGCAGGCGGAATTGATATCGGTGTAGTTGA